CACGTTTTACTCCCAGGAGCCCTATTTGTTCTTGTAACAGTGTTGATACTGCGCCATCGCTTTTGGCGCGGACCACCTACCTTAGTGCGTCCGAAACATGATGCGAGAAGATTGCGATCACTTCTCGCACGATCGCCACTCCCCCGTCGTGTAGTGCCAAAACACCACGACCACGGGGAGGATGCTGCGGATCGAGCTCGCGGAAGAGAGTTTATCGCGGGTATAGCCCACGCCTTGGGAGAACCCCTATACTCTATCCAGCCGAGCCAAGCGGAATTAGCATTCGCTAACCGTTACCAGATGCGCCACTACTGGACTAAAGATCTGTATATCGACGAACGTGAGGACATTATCGGACCCACAGACGTTCTGTCACTCATTGACGTCGACTATTACTATGACTTTTCTGTCCATGCTGGCGCGGTGAATCCTATACTAATGTACACCTTCATTCCTGAACGAGCTTCCTCCACTGGCACGCACTCACACTACTTCGACGGAAGTGGGAACGTGCATGTCAGAGTGGGACCATCAGAGTATGTACATAAGTTGTGGGATTACGCTGCAGATACCGTCTCGATTCGTTCGGCTGATCGGGAAACGTTATTTGCTGTGGAACGTCGCAAGATAGGCACTAACAGATATGTTGTTGGTCTCTTTCCAATCCTGGCTGCCTCCAGCCAGGCCCATAGAGCCTTCTCCAACTACCTATCAGCACCACCATTGCGACGCTTCAAATGCGTGGAGTGTGGATTCGCAAGAATTAGGCATGGCAACACAACATCAGTTGCCCCAATAAATTCTTTCGCATGCGAGTCCATGCCCACGGCGAGATTTGATTCTCTAGCACTAGTTGCCGGTGAGAGAAGCTTCTCCTCTTATTCCGTCGCTGCTAAACACAAACAAGTTGAGCAAGACGGACAGGTTATCCAAGCCTATTATAAGAGAGTTGGTTCATCTCCTCAAGCCGCTGCTGAAACACACTATGCGCCATTTGTTAAAATCGTCACTGATGAGCGCATAGAACCTGTCATGAATATGCTTGCTTTCATGAAACCCGTTGATAACAACTGCTATATCTTCCAGAAATGCCAGAACACGGCCACTCTTGCGGCACAGAAACGCATTGAGGGACTCCAAGGGGAAATAAGATTATCCCCATTCCTCCTTGCCACTGCCCGTGAGTTTATTAACTTCATCCATGAGGAGCTTGGCGAATTGCAACCATTTACTACTGAAATGGTAGATGCAAATATGCCGCGCCCCTCACAGAAGATGTTGACTGACCGTGCTCTATATACTCCTGGAAAGATGAAAGCAGCTATTTCAATGTTCGTTAAGGCAGAAGCTTATGGCAAGTTCACGGATCCTAGACCCATATCAACCATTAATCCACGTGATAAACTGGACTACTCGAGCTACACTCTTGCTCTTAGCACAGCTATGAAACAATTGGACTGGTATGCATTCCGTGACCCCATGACCACAAGTCGCCGCGTCGTGAACACGTGCCTCCTAGCCGAGTATGTCATCGAGACTGACTTTTCCAGATTCGATGGCAGGCTTAGCTTGGGGTTTAGACATCTCTTGGAGTACCCACTGATGTCCGCACTATTTCCCGGCACGAACGTAACCAAGGTCATGGAAACTCAGCACAACATTCCGGCAAGATCCGGCAGCTACAAGTATGAGCAGGGAGGCGCAAGAGCCTCTGGCTCTCCTGAGACATCATGCCTGAACACTATGGCCAACGCTTTCGTGGCGTACCTTAGTTTCAGGATAGCTGGCTACGACAAGGCAAGTAGCTATGCTAATCTCGGTGTATATGGAGGAGACGACGGACTAACACCAGTCTTCACTAGACCCCTAGAGGGCCCTTATCACCGTGCCTCGTCTATGTGTGGCTTCAGTCTTGAAGCCATACCACGCAAGCGTGGAGATCTCGTGCACTTTCTAGCACGAATCTACAACCCGTGGGAGGGAGACTTTAACAACTGTGCGGATATAAAACGCCAGCTGTCTAAGTTTCACACAACATCCCGCGTCCCTGGTAACTGGTCTAACGAACAGTACGCGCATGCCAAAGCACAATCACTCCTGACGTCCG